AAATCTTTAAACTTCTAAAGAAAGAAGTTGAGCATGGTGCTAATGGTACACAAGATTATGTAATTAAAAAGGGAGTGAATAAAGGTAAAGTTGCAAAATGAAAATTGATACTAAATATTTAATTAGTATTTTAGCTTTTATATTAGCTGGATTATCTGGTTGGATATTACTATCGATTGTAGAACTAAAAGAATTTACTAGAATGATGAATGGAGAATTGCTACAAATAGATAAGCAAATTGGTAGAGTGTATAATTATATTAATAGTAAGAAATAAATTATGGCTATAACATATAGAGGTGAAAGATTTTCTGGTTACAATAAACCTAAAAGAACTCCAGGTGCTAAAAAGAAATCTGCTGTTCTTGCAAAGGTAGGAAAGAAAGTTAAGCTAGTTAGATTTGGCGATCCAAAAATGTCAATCAAGAAACAAATACCTGCAAGACGAAAGAGCTTCAGAGCTAGACACAAATGCTCTACAGCTACCAATAAATTGACACCAAGATATTGGAGCTGCAAAGCCTGGTAATTAATTATTACCTATTACAAATATCACAATCTTCAGTTCGTTCTTCATGCTCCTTACCTTCTACTGGAACTTGACCAGAACCATCACAATTTACACAATCTTCAACTGAAAATAAATCTCCAGTATATTCATTAATTATTCCTAAAGATTTAAGTCTATTAAGATTAACTTTAATATCTTTAGATTCTATTGGTTTTTGTTTTTTGTTTTTCATTTTTTTCTCCTTTGTTTTTTTTTATAAATCTATTATATACTATTTGGATATTTAATTCAATAACCAATTTGGCTACATAATGTCGCAGTTTTTATTGTAATCATGCAACACCTGTTGTAAAAATATCACAATGAAAAAAACTTGGGTTAAAAAAAAATCAACAGTATTGCTTTGTGGAATATGTGGAGAATGTGGTAGAGAACTATTGAATACAGATGGTGGTTGGATTATAACTCATAGTAAGAAATATTTTTGCCATGATGGTAAAGATGGTTCTTGTTTCGATAATTATTGTGAACGCAAATATAAGGAGAACAACAATGCCAATGGTCGGAAAAAAGAAGTTCAGCTATACGAAAGCTGGAAAGAAAAAAGCAAAAGAATATGCGAAGAAAAAAGGAATGAAAATGAAAATGAAAGGTAAATACTAATGCCAAAAAAAGGTTTGTATTATAACATCAATCAGCGAAAGAAAAAAGGGATCAGTAGATCTAAAAAGAAATCTACCATCTCTGCTAAAGCATATAGAAATATGTTGATGGGTTTTCCTAAGAAGAAGTCTTAGTTAATCTTTTTATTTTAAACTCTAGCTGCCGAACATACAAACGCATATCATCTAGTTTGTGTTCAAGATCTTCTATCTTTAATCGATAACGAAGATGCCAATTAACACCTACAATATTTCTTTTAACTCTTGATACTCTTGCCATATCGTTTGATTTGAATCCCAAAATCTTTGCTTGTTATGTTTCATTCGTAAGGAGTGTAAAACTGTAGTATGATCTTGTCCAAAATATCTACCAATATTAGATAGGTTCATATTATATTTCTCACTCAATAGATTGTGAATAATATTTCTAGCTCTCACTACATCTTGAGTTCTAATCTTGCTAAACAATTCTTTCTTACTGATAAAATATTTCTTACATACTTTATCTATAAGTAAATAAACTTTATCGTTAGGTGTGGAATAAGAGTGTGTGATAATTCTTCTTGGTTTAAATTCTTGTTTGCTTTTGTTGATGTGTATCTTAGCTAACTTATAACCATTTTTAAATGCGTTCTTATAGATTTGTTTTTCTTTGTAAGAAAGATTAGAATAGTGTCCAGCTTTCATGGCAAGTTTAATCTCACCAAACATTTTACTTTCAATTTTAGTCATAGATCCCCTACAGATTTTATTGTTTTTTTATAATTTTTAAATTACTAACTATTTAGTAGCTAATAACTTTTCTTTCACCTGCTCAATTTGCCAAAGTAATTTATAAGAATCTTGTTGATACTTATTTACTTTATGCTTTGCTTCCAGGAACTTCTGATGTTTCTTCGCTTGAAGATCCTTTAGCTTTTGCAGGTGCATCTTGATGTTTTCCATCATGCTCCTTTGTTACTTTTGCAAAATCAAATTTTAAATTTTCGATCTTGCATTCTACAAACTCTCCTCTATTCGAGTTGTTTGCAGCTTTCTCTACATCATCAAAGAGTTCAATCATTTCAAAATGACATTCCCCATTAATAATTCGTTTATATTTTGTCATGTTTTATCCTGTTTGTCTATATCTTTTTTATGTAAGCTAAATGACATATCATTATAGATACTCATGTCGTGATAGTTGTCAGCTTTATATCCTCGTGTGGCTCTATAAAGTTTAAGTGCCATCATAATATGACCTACTTGATAAGGTTTTATTTTTCTTTTTAGATTATCAGCAAGGACCAATGTAAACATCTCTGCTAACATATGAAAATTATATTGATAGTCTCCATAATCTTTTTGACGATCTTCAACGATCTTACTTTTAATTTCTTTATCTAAATCTGTTACTTTCATATCTTGTTTTTAAAGGTGTGCCAGAGAAAAACAAAGAGGGAAGCTAGAAGAAAGGGAAAGTCTAGCAAATGTAAACCCAAAAAACTCCGACACACCATTGAATTACAACGACTCTAAATTAGTATCTGTTGTAATTGTTTTGTTTATAATCTGAACCTTGACCTTTTGCAAATCTATTATTGTTGCCAAAAGATTGCTGCTGTCCGCTAGGCTTGGCAGCTGTCGATCCAGAATTTGATGGTGTCAAGACGACATTGATAATTCCTGTTGGATTACCTTGCTCATCAAGATCATCAAATGCAGCTTGATTGTACCAAGTATCTCCTATCTTAGTTCCAAGTCTCCAAGTTTTGCCTTGAGGACTTTTAGGATTTATTGGTGCAACAAATACTGGTCTGTTATCTCCTGCTTGTTTGTCTGCGTTATGCGTAAGTTTTATATATATCTTATCACTCATTATATTACTCCTTGTTGGTTTAGTTTAGTCTCATGTACATCATACAAATCTGTGACTTGTCGATACACTCTGAGATTTTTATTAGGATCAAATAAGCTAGGATTATCTTTTCTAAATTTCCTTAGAGCATAAATATCATTGATTGATTTTATGGCATCTCTTACTTGATTCATATCGACATTCATGTCGAGATGACCTGTACCACTTACTTTTTGTTGTGGAATATTATTAGTAGGTTTAGTATTGCTTGGTTTAAAAGGACTAGCTTTATAACCATCATCATTATCCAAACCTGTTTTTAAATTAAGTGCATTCAAGAATGCGTACTTCTTGGCATAACTCATACCATTACCTGTACCAAACTTATCTAGGTTTCCCATTGCCGAACATCCATTGATGTCAACATAACTTTCTGGGTTTTCAACATCATGTATTCTCATGGTGCAAGTAACCATAACAAAGTTTTCCTTGATCTCATTGGTGTAATTACAGATAGGGTACAACCCATTGTTTAACAATGACTCCATTGCTACCTTTTGTACCTCATCATGTTGTAGTGGATTGAAGTGCATACCAGGAACTTTCTTTCCTTTTGCCACACCACCAGCTTCACAAGCTGCCTTATGTAGTTTTTGATATATGTTTGTTTTCATTTTTTCTCCTATGTTTTTGTTAAGCATCCAATCCCCATAAGTTTTTGATTGTTTGCTTTTGTTCTTGTATTAAATCCCTATAATAAAAAGGGTGATTTAATTCTGGTGGTTCTGAAAAGTTAGCTAACTTTTTAATGTCTCCTTTACAGAACACAATTAATTCTTCCCATGATAATATTCTTTGAACCATTAAATTGTATTGGTCCTCTAAATATTTTGTATTGAGTTGATAGTATTGCTCATCAAATATTTTATATTCATTCTCATTAACATAAACCAAGTGTGGTTTTCTTTGAGTACAATGATAATAGAATGCTACTTGTTTAATGTGCATTGGATCTGGTTCTTCTGGTAGCTGCGTAGTTGCCATGTAGTATTCATCCTTACCTCTTTTCTTTTTTAAGGTAGGTGGTTTTGTTTTCAACTCCACAAACTTATTGTTGCTTTCATAATCGATCCGACCAATAATATCGAACAGCATTTCATCTTCCTTGCTCGACACATATCTTTCAGCAACTAACTTCTCATCATTAAATATTTCTTTAACTGCTTTCTCTACATTCTTAATTGTAGGGTGTGCAAACTCCACCATCATATCTCTACCTAGTTTATCTTTGTCATCTACAGGTGGTGTTAATTTATTAATCTCATCTAATTCTTGTTGAAAGACATCATCATAATTTTTATTCTCTAAGGTTATTTTTTTATCACCTTGAAATAAAATTTCACATAGCAATCTTTGAGCTGTGTTGTTTACCAGATTGCCAAAGGGTGCTTTGTATCGAATAAAAAAAGATCTTCTTAGTTCTTGTGGTAAAGAATAGTTAAGAATAAATCTTGTAAAGTTTTGTGTGGATGATGGCGACCAATGATCAAACCCTTGACCACCATTTAAAAAATTAAAGTATTGTTTTAAGTTTTCTTTTATAATCATTTTTTCCTTTGTTGTTTTTGCACAATCTAGCATAATAAAACTTGTTGTCAAATTAAAAATCCATGCTATATAAATCCTAATAGTATAACAAAACAAAGGAGCAACTATGACTTTAGCTGAATGGCGAAAGAAAAAAAATATATCCCACTATACATTAGGACAGATGTTAGGATTTAATTCTATTAATCCAGCAACCAACTCATCAAGGTATTGCCTTGAGAGTAAAGAAAAAAGATTTCCAAAACCAAGTACAGTAAAGAAGATATTGGAAGTGACTAAAGGTGAAGTTAAGATCGAAGATCTTTACAAGGCTTGGTGGAATGAAGAAACAAAATAATAAACTACCTTATAAAAAAGTTAGAATTATCTGGCAGGATATTTGTAGCTCATCACAATGGTATGATGATCTATCTGATGTAGATGATTTTAATTTTTCTTGGTGCGAGGATGTAGGTTTTCTTTATGAGAAAACACCAAAGAAGATTACGATCTTCAGTTCTTTCTCGTATGATAATGGAAAGTTATCTGTTGGTAATATCACTTGTTATCCAAAGTGTGTTGTTAAAAAAATAATTTACGAGAAATAATTATGACTTACTCAACCATCTTTGAGGATGCTGAATTACAAAAGGAATTAAAACGATACAAGAGGGAAGTGGATAAACTGCGTAAGGTTATTGATATACTTGAAACAGATTTATCAGTTAAAGAATATGAGATCAGACAATTAAAAGAAAGGTTAAAAAAAAATGAGGTACGCAAAACATTTTGATAAGGATCTATACTCAAAATGGCATAGAACCTTTGAAAAAATAGCAATGATTGACATAGATTCTGTAGAAATATGTCAAAACAAAGGATGTTGGCAACCTTTAGCCTTGATTGAAACAGTATATGATACAGGAAATTATAAAAAATATACTAACTCTATGCGTTGGCTAGGAAAAGCTGCTAATCTTCCTTGTTTCTTGGTGTTTTATAAAAAAATGACACAAGGTATGCTTGAGTTCAAAGTTCAGCGACTAAGCACCCTCTATGAGCCTTTAATCGCTATGTCTGAAGAAGAATGGGTAGCTGTTTTGAGGGATATACAGGAACAACATCAGAAAGTATGTAAACATGGACACAAGTAGAGGGTTTTTATTATTAACCTATAAATTGTATGGGTATTTTAATAATAAGGTTAGCGGTGTAGTTAAATCAAACTGTATCAATGTGTATTTATCTTTGATGAAGTATGCTTGGAAAACTAATGGCTATAAATGTGCTATTCGATACTCAACTATTGTTAAAGATACAGGGTGTTCTAAGATGACAGTTAGAAGAACCATAAATACCCTTAACAAACTAAATATTATATCAGTTAAAAGATTACCTAGTGCCAATGAATATCAAATCAACACTAACTTTCTAAGGTTTGAAGGGGTATCAAAATTGAACACTCACTCATCTAAAGGGGGTATAAAAGTGAACACTCACTATGATAAGGGGGGTATAAAATTGAACAGTATTTATAGAAGCAATAATATATATAATAACAATAGGTCTAGCAGTAAGGTGGATGAGATTATATCTGCTAATATGGGAGATCAAAATAATATAATAAATAAGCTATCCGAGTTAGACTTGGATGACCTTAAATCAGATACTAATAATGTTTATTATTGTAAGTTAGCCATCGAGAGAAAGGAAGATCTGGCTCGTGAAAAGAATACTAATTTTGTTCATCCTAATAAAATTATTAATGAACTAACAAAGATTAAGAAGTTATCGAACCCTAGATACCGAGAGAAAGTGGAATATAATAAACGAAATAACCTAGATTATAAGGGTAGACCTAAGAAATAGCATGGGTGGTAGACCAAAGAGAAAAGTATTTTGTGAAGCTACTACTCGTAAGAGTATTCGAGAGGGGAAACCTAGAAACTGTATGGCTAAGGGTTATTTGTGTGCAAATGGTAGATATTTATGTAGATTTCATGGCTCACAAAATATACAAGGATTTAAAAGACCTAATTATACAGATGACACAAGAAAAAATCAACTCAAAGCTCTCAAGCAATTCAGAAACTACACCGATGAACAGCTCGACCAATATTACCGAGAAAAAATCCAAAGACGAATTGAATCTGGAGAAAAATCTATCTACCATACTCGATTCATTAATCGAAGGAAACACTCTAACGCATTGTATCGAATCCAAGATAACAAATCCATCGGCGATCAGCTTAAGCAAATTCTACAGCATATTGAAAAAAAATCCTCAACTTGAGCAACAAGTATTAGATGCTCGTAAGATTGGAGTTCAAACTTTAATAGATCGTTTGCTTGAAATCTTTATGCGTCAAGAACTAGAAAACCCTAATCAAATTTTATGGATAAGATCTAAAACTGATTTTGTTAAATGGGTAGCGGGTAAAATTACTGATCTCTATTCGGATAACAAGGTTCAATCAGTTAAGACCGATCAATCTATTAAAATTTCTTGGGAAGATAATACCGATAACTTGATTGATGTTTCTGCTGAAGAAGTCAATAATTAATTATGTAATTTTTCTGTTCTTGTTCTAAATGTTTTTCTAGTTTTAGTTCCTAAAGTTTTTTCTATTTTATTATTTAATATATAATCAAATGCTTTCTTACCATTTATAAAAAGTTTTTTATTTAAATCAATTTCATTCCAAACTTTTGTATATCCATTGTAAATATATTTATTTGTCTTTTGTGTATGAGATAAGAACTTACATTTGAAAGGACAATTTTGTGAGAAAGGAACTATCCAATCTGCTTGAGGGTTTTCATTCCATAAATACATTTTCATTAAGAAAGTATTTAAATTAGGTGGTGTATTTATTTGCTTATTATATTCTGGTTTGAATTTATAAATCCATCTTGCTTCATAATATCTTCTGAAATAATAATTTTCTAAACACTTTATTTTTTTAGATGTAATTACTTTTACATCACATATTTTTTCATCAAATCTTCTTAACTGTACCCTCGATCTTCCATTCTGACTTTCGCCTATGTAAATAATTTTTTTATTTTTTTTATTGATTACAAAGTAAATAAAAATTTCTTTTAATTGTAAAATTTCTGGCATGATTTCCCTTTGCTAGTTTGTTTTTATAATGAGTATAAATAATACCTTTACTACTCAAAATATTTTTTAATGTTTGTCTTTGTAGTTCTTTAATATTATTTTTTGTTATTTGTTTTCCCATGTGTCTATTATTTTTTCATTGGTAGAGTTATCAATGTAGATTACCCATTTACCTATTGTAATATACATAGAATTTTTTGATCTAACATCTACTTCTATTCCTTTTATTTTCTTTTTGATAAATTTATTTTTCATTTTGTTTTCCCCTTTCTATTTGCTTACTTCTTACAAAGTAAGAAGTATTCTTCAGTTGTATTTGTTTATTCATAATTAGGATCATTCCTTTGTTCACATCCATCCCAAAAATTATTATCTTTTATACTAATAAATTCTGGATCATCACCTGTTTGTACTAATCCATTAAGATCACATCTTATATCTTCAGCACCACAAGTTATACAATCCCAAGAATAAGCTCTTACATTATTATTTTTTATATCTTCATCACTACAATACAAATCATGTAGTTCACTTATGTTGTTGATTGATTGTTTTTTGATTAAAAAATCAGCTATTTCTTTTTTGTTCATTTTGTTTTTCCTTTCTTAATGTAGTTTTTTAATCGTAAGTAATTGATATATTTATTCATATTGAGCTGCAACCAATTAAATTTCTTATACCATACTTGCCTTACTTCTTTGTTCTCGCATCTCTCAATCGTGTCCATAAGACTAACCTCAAAAAATTTAACTTCCTTTTGTTCGTAATCTCTTTGATCAATCTTATCTTGCTTAACTATTCCTAGCTTCTCAAGTCTTTGTTCGTCAATCATAGGTCCTCGCTTTCTATATTGTTATCATTGTTATTATCATTAAGAATAAAACGAATACGCAACAGTAAAAATCAATACTTGTCATTGTTATTGTTCCTTTCTTTGTTTAATTCTATTCATACAATCTTGAAGATCCATGAATAAATAGAATTTCTTTTTATATTTTTTCTCTAATATTTCTGTGATTGATTTGTAGTTTTTTGCTTTCATTGTTTTACCTTTCTATTTTTTAAATAGTTTTGTTTGTTCTTCTGTTATTCCATAATATTCAATAGGATCTACTTCAAATCTCATGGTTTCATCATAATATGGGTTTGTTATAAAAAAACCATTAAATTCAAATCCTAATTTGATTTCATCTAAAAAATCATAACTTTCATATACTGTAATCATTTTTTTTTCCTTTCTTTTTTAAAGTTTATTGGTTTTTTTCTTTCGGATAACCTTTGTTGATAATATCCTTAATTTCTTCAATATACTTTTGTTGTTTATTTTTTGAAAGCATATCCCATTTATTATTTGTAAAACAAGAGATGATTTCTTCCCCATTTTCTTTTGTTATTTCAAACTTAATTGTTTTCATTTTTTTTCCTTTCTGTTTATCTTGCTATTGCGTTTC